CAGCAAGACCTACCACCGCACATCGCTGACGCCAGGCCAATCACTGACTGGCCAGCCAGCCAACGTGGTCGCCATCGCTCAAGCAGCGTGGACTGCTGAAGTGGTGGCCGCTTATCAAGCAGCACAAGCTGCAGCAGCTCAACGCAATGGGGGCTAACACATGGGAAACACAGCACAACTAGCAAACTTGAGCGGAGCATACGCTGCTGGTGGCATCAACAGCTTCAAGAACCGCATCATCAACGGTGCGATGGTAATTGACCAGCGTAATGCTGGGGCGGCGGTTACTGTGAATTCAACATCACAGTTTTTCCCCGTTGATCGTTGGGTCGGTCGTGGTGAATCTGGTGATGGTGTGTTTACTGTTCAACAATCATCTACAGCGCCAACCACGTTTAGAAATTCAATTGTTGCTACGGTGACAACTGCTGATGCGGCTATTGGCTCATCGCAACGGTATGAAATATATCAACGCATTGAAGGTAACAATATTGCTGATTTGATGTGGGGAACTGCTGCTGCCCAAACAGTAACTCTTTCATTTTGGGTGCGTAGCTCTGTAACAGGAACTTTTGGCGGTTCTTTGAGTAATGCTGACAACGATAGAAGTTATCCATTTACTTACACTATTAGTTCTGCAAACGCTTGGGAACAAAAGTCTATAACTATTGCTGGTGATACAACAGGAACATGGAACACATCAACTGGAATTGGTATTTGGGTTGACTTTAGCCTTGGTGCTGGTGCAAGCCGACTTGGAACAGCTAACGCATGGGCAGCAGGTTTTTATACTGGCGCAACAGGGCAAACAAATTTAATTTCCACAAACGGAGCCACCTTCTACATCACAGGCGTTCAACTAGAAAAAGGCTCAACAGCCACTAGCTTTGACTACCGCCCTTATGGGACTGAGTTGGCTTTGTGTCAGCGGTATTACGAGAAGAGCTACAACATTGATGTTGTACCGGCAACAAACACCTACGTTGGTCGAGCAACCGTTGCATTGACCGCTGCGACTTCAACCGTGTTTGATTTGTCCACCGTTACGTCTTTCAAAGTCACTAAACGGACTGTTCCATCAATGCAATATTGGAGACAAGGCGGAACTGTGGATAGTTGGCTTGCGGATGGGCCTGCAATTGGCCTAGGCGTTACATTTAATGTGATTACAAACACATCTTCCATGACTGGTTTTGAGGTTACATCAGCGGCGACTTCAGGAATATCAGGCTTGACTCAATATGCAACATACATCGGCCTTGGGCAGTGGGCCGCATCTGCGGAGCTATAAATGTACAAACTATACACATCAAAAATGGGTCAAGAATTTGTGTTGCGTCTTGAGGACAAGATGCACATTCCATTCGACCCCGCCAACACAGACTACCAAGCCTTTCTAAAGTACCAAGCCGAAGGCGGCAAGGTATACGGCGCAGATGAGGAAGTACCAGATGGGCAAGCCGCTGAATAACCTTGTCGGCTTTCGCTTTGGTAGCCTGACTGTTTTGCAGTTGGGTGAAAAACAACGCCAAAGCAATGGTGCTTGGTGGTTGTGTGTTTGCGACTGCGGAACCCAGAAGAACATACCAGCTACCGACATGGTGCAGGGCAAAGTCCGGTCTTGCGGATGTGAGCATACAAAGCGTATTGCCCAATCAAACATCACGCATGGCATGACAAGAACTCGCACATACAAGTTGTGGATGGCGATGAGAAACAGATGCAACCGCATCAACCAAGACTACTCATGCCGTGGCATCACCTATGATGAGCGTTGGGATGACTTTGCAAAATTCTTGGCAGACATGGGTGAAGCGCCTGATGATATGAGCCTTGATCGTATTGATTGCAATGGAAATTATCACAAAGCAAATTGCCGATGGGCTACACGCGAGCAACAAGCCAACAACACAAGAGCCAATGTATTTTTGGAGTACGGAGGCAAAAAACAAACTGTGACCCAATGGGCAAAGGAGTTAGGCATGAAGTCAGACAAATTACGCAGCCGTTTACGATACGGATGGACAACACAACGTGCGCTTGAAGAAGGCAACACACCTTTACCTGCTGATGAGGTGGGCGCATGAGCAATGAGGTAGAGACAAAGCTGGCCGTGCATGAAGCCATCTGTGCAGAGCGTTATAGCCGCATTAACAACTCGCTTGATGATGGCTCAAAGCGCATGGCAAAGATTGAGTATCTGCTCTACGGTGTGATGCTGGTGGTGCTGCTCGGCCCTGGTGTGGCTGCAGAGTTCATCAAGAAACTGATCGGCATGTGATGTGGATCCCATCAGTCTTCTCATGGCCGCGCAAGCAGCTGTTGCTGCTGTGCGCAAAGGCTGTGAGATGCTCAATGAGGGCAAGGCTGAGATCAGCAAACTCAAGAAGACAGTCGAGCAAGGCATCGGTGACGCCAAGGCCATCTACTCTGAAGTCACTGGACTCTGGTCATGGCTCAAGGGGTTACTTGGTGGGGGCAAGCCTGCTGCTAAAGCTGCACCAGCTGCAGCCGAAGCCAAGCAAGAAGCCAAGCCTCTGGCGAAAGCGGCAGATCGCAAACCAGCTGGGCAGTTGAGCTATGAGGAATACCAAACCCAAGCCATTCACCAGGTGTGCGAGCAGCTCAAGACATTCTTTGAGATTCGCAGAAGATTGAAAGAGCACTGTCTTGAACTGGAAGAGATCAGCAAGACGACAACGACAGTTGAAGACAGTGCGCTGGACAGAGTTGAGATTGAGATGCAGCTCGAGAACATGACGGTGCAGATCCGCGAGGCGATGGTGTATGCGCCTGTTGAGCTGCGCGACATCTACTCGAGGTTTCTCAAGATGTATGACCAGATTCTTGAAGAGCAGGAGTTTGCAAGGCAGGTAAAGCGCAAGCGAGAAAGAGATGAAGCATGGCAACGCGACCTCCTACGCAATCACCGTATCGACAGGGCACTGGCACTGGCGGTGGTGGCGTTCGTAGTGATATGGCTGTGGGCGCTGATGTTGTCGCTCGGATGGCACGCGAGGATGCCAGATGGTTTGCAACCGCTGTAGTCGCTCTTGCCCTGGTGCTGTTCATGGCGCTGCCATTGACAGTGCTGATCGCGATTGACCACCTCGAGAACAAGGCCAAGACCAAGGCCGAGATCAGGAGAGAGATCAATGAGCTGAAGAGATTGAAAGAGGAAGTAAGAAAGGAAGTTCAAGATGTTGCCAATCGTCGCGGGGATCGTAGCGAACCTAATCAATAACGGCATGCACAAGGTGGCCGACCAGGTCATCGAAAAAGGTGTGGATGCTGTGCAAGAGAAGCTCGGCATGGAGCTCAAGCCTGAGGGCCAGGCCACGCCTGAGTACAACGCCAAGCTGCAAGAAGAAGCCAACCGTCACAGCGAGTTCATGGCGCAGCTGGATGAGAAGTCCACGCAGCGTGCCACCGACATGTACATGCAAGACGAGAGCACACGCAAGTTCAGCCAGATGTACGCATGGTTCATCACGGTGATCTCTTTCCTCTACTTCTTCATGGTGTCGTTCATGCCCATCGAGAACAGGAACAGGGACTTCATCAACATCATCTTGGGATTCTTGATCGGCACTGCGGTCAACTCGCTGATTCGCTTCTTCTACGGCAGCAGCAACAAGGCACAGGAGGCTGTGGACCAGAAGCAGAAGGAGCAGGCAGGGGGTGACAAATGACCCCAGGCATTGATCAACTGGTGGCTGCCGGCATCAAGCGTGAGGTGGCCGAGCGCTGGTTGCCACATGTGCAGAGCGCAATGGCACGGTTTGGTATCGAGTCTGAGAAGCAGGTGGCTGCATGGCTGGCGCAGACCGCGCATGAGAGCGGTGGCTACACCATGCTTAAAGAGAATCTGAACTACCGCGCTGCCACGCTGGCTGCCTGCTGGCCAACACGCTTTGCAGAGCTGGGGCCAGACAAGAAACCCAAGCGCAATGAGAAGGGTGCGCTTATCCCGACCAAGGTGGCTGAGTCCATAGCCGGCAAGCCGGAGCTCATCGCGCCACTGGTTTACAGCAACCGTATGGGCAACGGTCCTGCAGAGTCAGGCGATGCCTTTCGGTACATTGGCAGGGGTCTGAAACAACTCACCGGCAAAGACAACTACACCAGGTGTGGTGCAGCCCTCGGCCTGGACATTGTGGCCAACCCTGACCTGCTGCTCGAGCCAGAAGGTGCAGCCCTGTCAGCTGCCTGGTTCTGGTCGGTCAACAAGTGCGGCCCACTCGCTGATGCTGATGACTTCGTTGGCCTGACCAAGAAGATCAACGGCGGCACCATTGGCCTGCCAGACCGCGAGAAACGCTACAAGAGCGTCCTCGCGTCCATTGGCTAGACCAAGTACCAGCCGACCAAGAAAGCTGTTACAAACAGCTTGAGCATCAAGCCAATTATCACCATGAACAAACACAGGGCAACGGCTCCTGCGGCGTAGGTAAGCATGTAAAGCAAAGCATCTCTCACTGTGCAGCCCCCAGCGCTTTGATGCGCTTGCTGTAGTTGGCTGTGTGGACCAGGCGCTTGACGGTGTCCACGCGCTGGATGGTCGGATCGTTTGCCTGTTTGAGCTCCTTGAGCTTGGTCATGCGCTCACGGGCTGGCACCTTGCCTGCCTTGGCTGTCTTGTCTGCCAGATCCTCATAGGCCACCTGCCACTCATCAAGCGTCTGGTGAACGCTGTAGGGCTGCTCCTTGCCTGGCACCATGAGTGGATAGCCAACAGGGACTGCAGCCACCTCCTCATCGTCCTGGCCAGGCATACGCTCGACTACCTCGGGGATGTCCACCACCTCAATGTTGGCCAGCTTGGCAGCCAGCTCCTCTGCCTCGGCGTCTTGCGCGAAGGCCTGCTCAATGACAACAGGATCTTGAGTTTGTTGCGGAATAGCCACAGACGCTGGTTTGGGTGCAGCAATCACATCCAATGGGTTACGCGGTGTGATGTCCTTGGCCTGGCGTGGCTTGGCCTCATCGGGGTAGTCCTGCGCCTCCTCTGCGGTGATCAGGCCCTTGAGCACATCAGGGAAGGCATCACGCAGGGCAAAGCCTCGAGCTCGCATCTGCAGCATGCGTTTGGGGTATGCGGTCCATGGACCCTGCTTGCCCCAGAGGCCGGCACGCTTGGCGTCCTCCACTGAGAAGCGCACGATCACAGGGTTGCGGCCCTTGCGGCGTGCAATGCACACGGCCACAGGGTTTGGTGTGCCCTCGCCCTCGACGCTCTCATCAACGCCATCGCAGACAGGGCTGGCCTGCACCAGCGCCATCATGGCGTCACCGTAGACGCTGGGCTTGCCGTTGATGACGGCTATGTTCTGCAGCGCCTGCATGGGTGCCAGGCCCAGCTCCATGCCCCACTGCACGCAGACCATGATGTCTTGTGGCTTGCCTTGGTAGGCACGGGGGACCATCTGTGAGTCGGCCAGCATCTTGCTGAACTCGATGGCCTCGGAGATGGTGGCTGGCGCAAAGCCGCGCTGGTTGGTGGTGGTCAGTTGCATGTGTCTTCTCCTGGAAGGTATTGTTTGAATGTCTCAAAGACCAGAGCTGTGATCGCTGTGACCAGCTCATCGGCCTGTTCTTCTGTTGCGTTTGTTGCGTTCATCGTGGCGACGATGGCGCGGTTGTGGGCCTCGATCAATGGACCCATCTCCATGGGGTCGCTCATGCCTTGGCCTCTTTGATGGTCAGCGTGGACTGTCGGATGGTGTAGGCCTCCTTGGCCGGCACGATCTTCTCTGGCTGCGCCTTGTAGCTGCGTGTTGGCCAGCTGATGGTGTACTTGCCAGCAATGCCCTTGGTGGACTTGCCCATCAACTCTTTGATGCGTTCTTCATCACCGGCGATGTCCTGCTCCAGCACCTTGAGGCTGGTCTTGTTGTCCACAATGCGCTGCGCCAGCTCTGCTGCCTCGGCATCGAGCGCGATGGCCTCATCCTCTGCTGGGTACTGGCCACGGTGCTCTGGCCACTTCTCGCCATCCTGCGGCGGGTAGTAATTAACCTCGCCGGTTTCCAACCAGTTTTGCAGGCGCTCCTGAAAGTCGGTGGCCACCTCCGCAATGCGGTCCACGGTTGCCTGGTGTGGTGCAAACAAGAAGATCCGCAGCTGAGTGCCCTTGTAGAGGGTGGCAATCGCGCCCCACTTCACCTTCATGATATCCATCTGGGCCTGCAGCTGGATGGGGCCGCGCCACAGGGGTGGCATGTCCTCTGGTTCCATGGCTGTGAGCTTGGCCTCGATGACACCAAGCCCATCGAGCGTGATGCTGTCTTGGCCAACCACATAGATGCCTGCATCAGGATCGGTGACGATGACCTGGCCACGGCCCTCTGCTGAACCGTCCAGGCTGCAGCACAGTGGCAGGCTGTCGTGGAAAAAGGCTTTGTCGTGGTCGATGACCAGGTCGGTCAGCAGCAGACGCTTGGCTGCCTCCTTGAGGATCAAGGGCTCCATCTGGTTGCCCCAATTCATGGACTCATTGCCGATGTCTGGCCGGTCCTCACCGCGCAGTGCGCGCAAGCTGTACTCGAGCTCATCGTTGGGCGTGTTGTAGCGTGACAATCCCATCACTGATGGAATGCGGGAAGCAGACAACATCGTGTCTGGGGTGACTTTATTGACCATCTTGTTTCTCCTTAGAGGTCAGTTGATAAACCCTCACGACACGGGCGTGTGCTTGGGGATGGGTGGCCTCGGTGTAACCGCATGCCTGGAACTGTTTGGTTTTGAACACTGCGCCAAAGACTGATGGGTGCATCTGTGCTGGCAGGCTGACTTGTGATCGGACATCGTTGATGCTGACAGTGCCCTGCTGCTGGCAGATCTCTGCGGCCACCGCTCTGCAGCGATTCAAGAATTCAGCATCTCTGACTTGGAAGAGGTCGAGCTGTGCGTCGCGGATGGCGCGGCCTATTTGGTTGCTTTGTATTTGCATGGCCGGCACTCAGAAGGTCAATACGATGGTGACGATGGCGGCCCCGTAGAGCCACCACAGGACGGTGTCAGAGAACTGCTTGGGGGCAGGCTTGGGCTGGTTCAGGAGAACGTCCTGCAGCCACTGTTGGTCGGCTGAATAGATGTTGTTGAGCTGTGGCTGGTAGGCAGAACCAATGAGCACTTTGCCAGTGTTGTATGGTGCATAAGTGGGTTTTCGCATGTTGTCTCCTTAGATGCGCTTCAAGAGGTTAGCAACTTGGCTGGCGTGCCAGACGCAGCTGCCGCGAGGGGTTTCGATGTTGCGAGCTGTGAGCACGCCGGCAATGTCACGCAGGGTTGATGCGCCGCTGCGCTTGATGATGTCGCGCACAACAGGGCCAATGCGCTCGGCATAAGCGTCTGCTTTGGCCTTGATCACCTTGACGCCAATGGCGCTGCCGATCTCTGGTGTTGGGCAACCAAGTGTGCGGCCCTGTGCTTTGACCTGTGCCAATGCTGACTTTGTGCGCTCGCTGATCTTGCGGGCTTCCCACTCAGCAAACACAGCCATCATCTGCAAGAACGTGCGGTCTGCTTCTGGCATGTCAGCGCAGACAAAGGGCACGTTTGACTCCAGCAAACCGCTGATGAAGTGGACGTTGCGAGCAAGGCGATCAAGTTTGGCAATCACAAGGACTGACTTTGTACGCTTGGCCAGGCTCAGTGCGTGAGCCAGCTGCACGCGATCATTCTTGCGGCCTGATTCGACCTCAGTGAACTCAGCAACCAGCTCTGATTGGCCAATGTGACGGGCAACAGCATCGCGCTGTGCGTCAAGGCCAAGGCCTGATTGACCTTGGCGGTCTGTGGAGACACGGTAGTAGGCAACGAATTTGCCGGTGTGCGGTGTCATGATCAATCCTCCACCACAGCGCTGATGATGGCCTTCATCTCTGCTGACTTGTAGCCAGCAAGAGCTTCATCAAAGGTGCGGAAGTAACGGCCACTGGCCTTCCATGCTTTGTGTGATGCGTTCTTGCAGCACACATTGATGTAGCCAGCCTTGCTGATGTAGATGTGGGCAGAGATCTTGCCGCAGTCGGCCTCGAGGTACTTGCCGTTTTCGACTGCTTCTGCGCGGGTTATGAGAACTTGCATGTTTGAACTCCTGTTTCTCGGTGGTTCTGGTATTGCACCGTGCAACACCATGGCTAGATTATAGCCACAAGTTTTTGAACCTGTCCAATACCCAAAACCAACTATTTTCTAGGGATAAACCCTAAGTTCAGACACAAGCCTAGTGCTGGCCAATTCTCTGAATGTATGATGTGCATCACAGTGATACATTGGAGAACAGATGGACAAACAAAACAAGCCCTTCATGGTGCGGCTGCGCCCTAGCACCAGAGAGCTGCTGGACAAGGCAGCAGAGGATCAGCGCCGCTCACGCGCCAGCATCATTGATGAGCTCATTCGCAGCGCGCTGACAGCACGCTACGCCAACGTCAATGAGCGCCTGCAGGCCCTGCTGGGGCCAAAGCCATGACGTTGCAAGACGCAAACAAGATCCTGGACCTGCGCCGTGAAGGCATGGATATGCCCGAGCAGGTAGTCACAGAGGCGCTGGCGCTGACAGAAGACCTATCCATGGTTGAGCCACCTGCCCCAGCACTCGAGCGCTACGTCGAGAAGCTCAGAGAGCGAGGCCTGCTATGACAAGCACCCTCCTCTGCCTGGATCTGGGCACCACAACTGGCTGGGCATGTCGCACAGCTGATCGCACCATCACCCATGGCTGGGTGTCGCTCAAGCCTGGCCGCTTCGAGGGCGGTGGCATGCGTTACCTGCGCTTCAAGCGTTGGCTGCAGGAACTGCACGGCATGGTCGGTGAGGTCAATGCTGTGTACTTCGAGGAGGTGCGCCGGCATGCCAGCACTGATGCATCGCATGTCTACGGTGGCCTGATGGCCACACTGACCACCTGGTGTGAGCAGATGAACATCCCCTACCAGGGCGTGCCTGTGGGCACGATCAAGAAGCACGCCACGGGAAAGGGCAACGCAGACAAGGCCGCGATGATCGAGGCCATGCAGCTGCTTGGCCACCCCGTCACAGATGACAACGAGGCTGATGCGCTGGCGCTGCTGCATTGGGCGATCAAGGAGAACGCATGAAGGTGATTCTGTTTGGCTGCTTTGTGTGGCTACTCATCTACTTCGGCCAGCTGCACTCAAGTGACGCGCTGCTGATGCTGGCTGGCTTTTGTGCAGGCGCACTGATTGTCTGGCTGCGTGACTACACAAAGAAGGAGATCGATCAATGAGCAACATTCTGACGATTGTGACAATCCTCATCATTGGCGCTTTTGTTGGCGTCGCTGTGATTGTCGGCATGGCTGCGGCCATTGCTGCGCTGGATGAACAGGAGCGCACATGGTGACACGCAGCTATGTGGTGCTGTACCGCGACGATGATGGCACCGTGATTGACAGTAAGGAGGCCGACACAGAAGTGGCCATGCTGCGCCAGCAGGTGGCAGATCTGCGTGAGCTGCTGGACAACGTGCGACGTATTGCGCTCGAGCTAAACCAAAAGATCTTAGGAAACAAATAATGGACTGCCCAACATGCGGAAAGTGGACCGAGGTGAAGGACTCACGGCCACGCAAAGAACAGAACGCCAGGTATCGGCGCTATGAGTGTGGCAATGGCCACCGATTCAGCACGCTGGAACAGATCCTGCCACCAGATGCAGCCAACCAGGCCAGAGTGAGAAACATGGCCAAGGCGCGACAAGTCTACAAAGCAATGAGAGGTTTGGCGTGATCTCCGGCAAGTCATCTCCCTACTACGGTCAGCTCATGACCGCGAGCCTGCCCAGCGAGGTCAAGAAGCTCTGGTACAGCCGTGATGAGGAGCTCGAGCCATTGCCGAGCTGGCGCTGGTCATTCGAGATGCAGGCCGACATGGAGCAGCTCGAGCAGCGCGACATGCTGGTCAAGATCCTGCAAAACACGCCGCTAACAGAGCGCGAGGAGCTTGCCATCAGGATGGTGGTCGTTGAGGAAGCCACGCTGGACGAGGTTGGCCAAGAGCTCAATGTCACCAAGGAGCGGGCGCGTCAGATCTTCTTGAGAGGCATCCGAAGGTTACGCACTCATCAAATCAAGGTCACAAGGGTTGCTGTGTGGTCGCTGGACTGCGAAGTGATGACCTGGAACCGCTACAGCTGGATGCAGCGCCAAGAGAGAGCGAGGGCAAGACAATGAGCTTATCAATGCATCAAGTCTTCATGCTCAAGCATTTCGCCATGGGCTGGCGCTTCAAGCTGGACAACAAGGTCAACGGCAGCTGGACAACTTATTGGTCGCTGCGTCGCCGTGGCCTGGTCAATGCTGGCAGCGTGGTAACCGAGCTGGGTCGCAAGGTGCTGGCCAAGGAGCTGCAGCTGCAGGCCAAGAGAGAGGCCAAGCAGTGAAGCTCACCAAGCCACGATTCAAAGCCACCAGCAGCAGGCCGTCACCAGACATGGCTGTGCTGCTGCGTGCCGAGGCCAGAGAGCTGCTGACCACCTGGGAGCAGCTCAAAGACAAGCAGACCATTGAGCGCAGGCTGGCCAGGCTGGACAAGATCTACAAACCAGGGGCCGAGACTGAAGTCAGACGGCTCATGCATGAAGTGAAAAGAGATGAGCGCAGTGCCTGACAACATCGTTCCATTCAACCTGCCCAAGAAGCCACGGGTGCGTCAGCAAGACGCGCCACCTGACCAGCGCAAGATCGCTGTGATCCCAATCCGCGCCTGCACTGACAAGCAGCTCACCCATGGCATGATCAAGGCGCTGATTCTGATCTGCAGCTACATGAACAGGTCAGGCATCACCTGGGTCAGCCAGAAGACGCTGGCCGAGCGCATGGGCATCAGCCAGCAGGCCATCAGCAAGCACCTGGTCAAGCTCACCAAGGCAGGCTATCTCGAGATCCTCAAGCGGCCAGTGCCAGGCGAGAAGCACACCACCTGGCGCGTCATCTTCGACCCGTCCATCAGCGCTGAAGACGCCATCAGCATCACATCAGCCATCGAGGACACCAGACCACCATTCATGAAGGAGAAGCAAGCCATGGAGGCAGAACAACCAGACCCAGAGGGCCAACGCAGAGTCGCCCAGCTAATCGCCAAAGCACTCAAGCAACCACCAAAGAAGGAGCACATCATGCCCAAAGAAGGTCAGACCAGGACGGTCAAAGCTATGCACCAAGAGATCGCCAAGACCAAACAAAAGCGGTCACCAAAGGGGACTCACGCACAACCTCCAGAGGTTGTACACCAGGCACAACCTCCAGCTGTGGATAACTCAGCCCACGCACAACCTTTTGAGGGGGTTCGCACAACCTCTGAAGGTTGTATAGAACACAAGAACAAAGGGTATATAGACAGTATTAAGGTAGATATATCTAACAAGTCTAATACTGTTCTAAACAACCAAAGTCGAGTTGAACTTCGCAAAGCAGGTTTGAGCGATGTCGAAATCGAAGACAACCTCGAGCACCTGCTGGCAGCGTATGAGGCCGAGGGTCTGACACCAAACCCTGACCGCCTGGTTGGCGAGATCCTGCAGCTGTCCAAGGTTGGCTCATGACAGACAGCCTCAGGAAGGCACATAGAAGCGCCTACAAGCCACGATCACAGGCATGGGTAGGCAAGGGTAGCCACCAGACCTATCAGCGCGTTGTAGGCAGTTCTAGCGGTTCTGTACAGCTGACCAAACGAACGTATGGGTTTTGTACAGGCCTGCCGTGTCTGCCAGCCAGCCGGTCCTATATGCGCGTGCGTGTGCGCGTATGTGCGCGTGCGATGCGTGCGGGCGCGCCTGCGCGAGAGGCACCCCTTGCCCCCCCCCGCCTGGCCTTGGTCGGTGGGGACCACTCACAATTTTTTCCAAGGTTTTGCCGACAGCGGGACCACCCTCAATTTTTCCCCCATTTTTCAACCCACGGGCTTTTGTCCGACAATCAACCAAAAGGAGTATTTGATGGCTTATGAGATGAGAGCTGGGCAGGGCAGCCTGTTCAAGAATGAGAACAAGACTACTGACAAGCACCCCAATCTGAAGGGCCGTGTGATGCTGCCCAATGGTGAGGTGAGGTGGATCAGTGCGTGGACCAAGACAACGTCTGCTGGTGAGCGCTGGATCAGTGTGAGCATTGGTGACTTGTGCCAACAGCAGTCTGGTGGTGGCATGGTGCTTGATGATCACAACAAGGCCAAGGCCAATGCGTTTGTGAAGGAGTTGGACGATGACATCCCATTCTGACAAACAAACTGGTGGGTGGGCGTTCCCAACTGAAACCGACTTCACATACCAACACGGCATGACCCTGCGCGATTACTTCGCTGCCAAGGCGATGCAGGCGTTTTACTCTCGGCCTGATTCTGACGAGTGGGAGCCGCATGAGGTTGCGGAAGATGCCTATGTCATTGCTGACGCCATGCTGAAGGCAAGAGATGCCTAGAGCGAAGCAAACCACTGTGATCCCTCCCTTGACCAACTGGGGTGGGGTCAGATCTGTGCAGCGTCGGCTGGAGCGCTCGAGCACCATTGTGGCCAACCGTGAGGCGGTGGCCTATGCGTTGCTGTGCATGGCCAACACCAAGATCACCGACATCATGGATTGGGATGAGTCTGGCAATGTGCGTGTCAAGCGTGCGTCGGAGATCCCAGAGCATGCGCTGCAGGCCATCAAGAATGTGCGTGTTCGGACTGACAAGGACGGCAACAGCACGCTGGAGGTGGAGCTCTACGACAAGGTGGGTGTCTTGCGACTGCTGGCCAAGGCTAGTGGCTTGTTGGACAACCATGACCAGGATGACAAGCCCAGCGTGATTGATGTGAACGTGGTGGCACCACCTGGAGCATGAGCATGAGTGGCTGGAGAAAACGACAGATTCAAGAAAGAGAGCAACAGGATGGCCCGTACCAAAGAGCAATCAGACAAGAGCGTCAGCGCGACAGGGCTGAACCTGGACTTCTCACGCTCACCCGTCATCTACGACTTCATCAAATCCAACGCCTTTGTGCAGGGACTGATGGGGCCGGTGGGGTCGGGCAAGTCATACGGCTGCGCGAGCAAGATCTTCATCAAGGCGGTGCAGCAAAAGCCATCCCCGATTGACAACATCAAGTACTCGCGCTGGGCGGTGGTGCGTAACAGCTACCCGATGTTGAAGACCACCACCATCAAGACCTGGCTGGATCTCTTCCCTGAGTCCACCTTTGGACCCATGCTGTGGACACCACCGATTACCCACCACATCCGGCTGCCTGCCCGTGATGGCGCTGCTGGCATTGACATGGAAGTCATCTTCTTGGCTCTTGATCAACCCAAGGATGTGAGAAAGCTGCTCTCGCTCGAGCTCACAGGTGCGTGGGTCAATGAAGCGCGTGAGTTGCCCAAGGCTGTGATCGATGGACTGACCCACCGTGTTGGCCGCTACCCGACCAAACGCGATGGAGGTGCTACCTGGCACGGCATCATCATGGATACCAACCCCATGGACGATGACCACTGGTGGCACAACATGGCAGAGAAGGAGCGCATGACCGGCCCCTATGCTTGGAAGTTCTGGAAGCAGCCTGGCGGCGTGATGGAGGCCAACGCTGATGACCTGCCAGACAATCCAGAGGCCAATGACCATGTGTTTTCAGCCGGCAAGTGGTGGAAGATCAACCCAGCTGCAGAAAATCTGCACAACCTGCCCGCGGGCTACTACCCACAGATGCTGCTGGGAAAGAATCTCGATTGGATCCGCTGCTATGCAGGGGGTCTGTACACCTATGTGCAAGAGGGCCGGCCCGTTTGGCCTGAGTACGATGACAGCACCATGTCTGGCGACACCACTGTGGACCCCACAACGCCCATCCAGGTGGGCCTGGACTTCGGTTTGACGCCAGCAGCCACCATTGGACAGCGTTTGCCCAACGGCAGATGGGTGATTCATGAGGAAATCGTCACCTTTGACATGGGACTCGAGCGCTTTGGCCACAGCTTGCTGGCGCTGCTCAACGAAAAATACCCAAATCACCAGGTTTTGATCTGGGGCGACCCTGCTGGTATGGCCAGAGATGCGATTTATGAGACAACCAGCTTCCAATACCTGCAGACACTCGGCCTGCGCGCACAGCCAACCGCGAGCAACGACTTCAAAGTGCGCCGCGAAGCAGCTGCCGCGCCCATGCAGCGCCTGATTCAGGGACTGCCAGGGCTGATTGTCAACAGACAATGCAAGCTCCTCCGCAAATCCCTTGGGGGCGGCTATCACTTCAAGCGAGTATCGGTCGGATCTGGCCAGGAGCGGTTCAGGGATGCCCCTAACAAGAACGAGCACTCACACATTGGCGACAGCTTTGGCTACCTGATGCTGGGCGGCGGCGAATACAACCGCATGACACGCACCCAACAGCTCGGTGGCAGAGCTCCCAGCGTGGTCATCATGAAGTCCGACTTCGATGTGTTTGCATCGTGATGCGCCATGATATACACACCTTGCTAACAGTACAAAACCCAATAGAATCTATTGGTATGAGTATTGATTTTGATCCTTGTGTTGTGCATCACTTTGCTGCCGGTGTGTACGCCAAGCAGATGACTCTGCCTGCCAACCACTTTGCGGTGAAGCACTCACACAGCTATGACCATCTGAGTATTTTGGCCAAGGGCCATGTGACTGTTGACATCGATGGAGAAGTGACCGAGTACACCGCGCCAGCATGTATCACCATCAAGGCCGGTGCCAAGCACAGGATCGTCGCTCATGAAGATGCCGTCTGGTTCTGCATTCACGCCACTGATGAAACAGATCCAGACAAAGTGGATGAAGTTTTGATTAGGAGTTAACTATGCCATGGATTGCAGCCGCAGTTTTAGTTGGATCGGCTTACCAAGCGCGTGAAGCACGCAAATCCCGTCAGGCTGCTGAAGAGCAGCAGCGCACAGCTCTTGCACAGCAGGCATCTGACGCAGCAGCAATGCGTGCCCAGCTGGCTGAGCAAACCAAGATCTACTCTCAGCAAGCTGCCTCTCTTGAGGAGCAGGCCAGAGTCGCTCGAGATCAGTTCTCTACATCACAGCAGCAGTACGAAAGCAACCGGCTGGAGATGCAGAAAAAGGCTGCAGAGGTGCAGGCAGCTGCAGATGAGGAGCGACGCAAGGCAGCAGCATCCGAGGCGTCTGCGCTCAAGGCCCGCACCCGTGGTGGACGCCGCTCTCTGCTCTCTGATGTCAGACCAAACGCAGAGCTTGGTGTTGACTCTCCAATGCTTGGCACAAGCATGAGGATGCAGTGATGGCCACGCAACCGTTTTTCATTCAGAAACGTCTGGCGCGCAAAACGTCAGACATCACTCGATTGACCGATGAGTACAAGAAGCAGATCAATGCGGTTACAGGTGAGTATGAGAAGTCGTTTGCTGACTACACCGCCAAGCGCAACGAGATCATGAGCCCGTACGAGGCAGCTGTCGCAAGCTACCAAAAAGACTATAGAGGGTATGAGGAGCAGCTCGCTGGCTACAAGAAAAAGCTCACCAACTATTCAAGTCTTCTTGAAGACATCAACAAAAACCCGCTTGAGGTGATCCCGACCGATCAATACAAGGTGTCGCGTCTGATTCGCTTTGGCACGTCGATCAACATAGGTGGCAAGAGCTACAGCATTGGCGACGGCAGTCAAGCGTCTGATCTGCCTGAAGGCTACACGTTTGAGAACAACGTGCTCTACAAGAAACGTGAACCAGGCACGTTCACCGACAAAGCACCTACAGCACCGACCGCGCCTACAGCACCGACTGTTGAAGAGTTCGATGCATCCAAGTTTGAAGCAAAGCGCACAGAGCTCGAGGCTGGACTGAAGCGCGAGTTAAGTGAACGACGCGCCAGCAAGCTAGGTGCTGTGTCGCGTCGCGCTACACGACCAATGTTGCAAGGGACATGAGATGGACAAAGTTGAAAAAGTGATGCGTGAGTACAAAGAGGGCAAGCTCAAATCAAGCTCTGGCGACAAGGTCACCAGCCGCAAGCAAGCCATCGCAATCGGATTGTCAGAACAGCGCCGCGCTCGCAAGCAAGGGCTGATGAAGGAGGCCAAAGCATGAAGATAGAGATCAGCATCGAGAAGAACGGCGAAGAAAAGAAGAACGGCAAGATGAAAAAGCCAGAGCTCTCTGACGAGCAAAAGGTTGCCATTGGCAAGAAGCTCAAGGCCAACGGTGTGCTCACACGCATGGAGCGAACCATGTTGTCTTCCTATTTGCTGGAAGAAGAGGATGATTGATATGAAGGAAGTATGGGACAAGCCACGCCCCAAAGACCTTGGTAAACCAAAGGAACTCTCTTCAGCTGAGAAACGCATGGCAATGCGCCGTGCAGCCAAGGCTGGCCGACCGTTCCCTAATTTAGTGGACTCCATGTGGGCGGCTCAACAAGGGGATAAGAAGTGACCTTAGAGCAGCTCATCCTATCCAGATACCAGCTCATCAATGGGGAAGTAATTGGCCCCCGTGGCGTGGTGACGGGCACGCCACTTGGCAATGGATACCTCGGCACAGGCATTCGCCTCGATGGGAAGGTCAAGCGTGTGCTGATGCACCGCATGGTATTCCTGCTGGCGCATGGCTATTTGCCCATCACTGTTGACCACATCAATGGTGACCGCGCAGACAACCGCATTGAAAACCTACGCGCTGCTACAAAGCAACAGCAACAAGGCAACCGTGCAAGCCGTGGATACAGAGTGAAGACCAAGCGTTACGCCAAGCCGCGCTATGAGGTGAACTGCGCTCACAAGTACATCGGTGTGTTTGACACGCCTGAAGAAGCGCAAGCAGCATATATGGCCGCACGGGTGCAGGCCTTCGGTGAATTTGCGAGGGCCGTATGAGCAAGTACAAAGACCCCGAGGGAGGACTGACCGAAGCAGGTCGGCGCAAGTTTGAGCGCTCTGGTGAGAGCAAGAACCTGCAGCCTGGGGTCAAGGACAAGAACCCAACAGGACAGGCCCTGCGTCGCAAGGGATCATTCCTGACACGGTTCTACACCAACCCAAGTGGGCCACTGGTCAATGACAAGGGCGAACCAACCAGGCTGGCGCTCGCTGCAAACGCATGGGGAGAACCTGTGCCGCGCACCGAGGCTGCTGCCAAACGCCTGGCAGCCAAGGGCAGAAATATGCTTGAGAAGTACGAGATGCAAAAGGACTAAGAACATGGAATACAAGACACCAGTTGGCGGTATGCGCCTAAAACCAGAGGACATCCTCAAGCGCCAAGAGGTTGCCCAACGCAAGAAGGACGAGTTCCAGCAGCTCTACCAGGATGCCTACGAGTTCGCGCTGCCCCAGCGCCAGCTGTATGGCGTTTGGGAGGGTGGTGCTACAGGCAGCAAGAAGATGCATCGCGTCTTCGACTCCACCGCCATCAACTCAACCCAGCGCTTTGCCAACCGCTTGCAGTCTGTTGTGTTTCCACCACAGCGCAAGTGGGCGCGTTTGGAAGCTGGCAACGACATCCCGTTTGATCGCAGACAAACCACTCAGGCTGTGCTCGAGATCTACGCAGACAAGATGTTCACCGTGCTCAAGCAGAGCAACTTCGACATCGCCATGGGTGAGTTCTTGCTGGACCTGGCTGTTGGCACTGCCTGCATGATGGTGCAACCTGGTGACGATGTAGCGCCCATCAACTTCATCCCTGTGCCTCTCTTCTTGGTCAGCTACGAAGAAGGAGCGAATGGCCAGGTGGACAACGTCTACCGCCGCATGCGTATGAAGGGCGAGAGCATCCAGCGCCAGTGGCCAGATGCCAAGATCCCTGATGAGATGCAGCGTCGCATTGAGAACAAGCCAACAGAAGACATCGAGCTGCTCGAGGCCACCATCCACGACCACAAGCGTGGCGACTACTGCTATCACGTTATCGACAAGGTATCCAAGCAGGAGATCGTCTACCGTCGCCGCAAGACTTCACCATGGGTGATCTCACGCTACATGAAGGTGGCCGGCGAGATCTATGGCCGTGGTCCATTGATGACTGCCCTGCCCGACATCAAGACGCTGAACAAGACCAAGGAGCTGCTACTCAAGAACGCATCACTGGCCGTGGCAGGCGTCTACACAGCTGCAGACGATGGTGTGCTTAACCCCAACACCGTCAAGCTCGCACCTGGTGCCATCATCCCCGTGGCACGCAACGGTGGCCCACAAGGCCCAGCTTTGCAGGCCCTGCCACGTTCTGGTGACTTCAATGTTTCTCAGCTGGTGATCAATGACCTATCGGCCAACATCAAGCGGATCCTGCTAGACGAGTCGCTGCCACCTGACAACATGAGTGCCCGCTCGGCCACCGAGATTGTGGAGCGCATGAAGGAGCTCGCACAAAACCTTGGCTCTGCCTTTGGTCGTTTGATCAACGAAACCATGATCCCTCTGGTGGCCAAGATCCTAGAGGTGATGGACGAGCGCGGCCTGATCGACATGCCTTTGCGCGTCAATGGCCTCGAGGTCAAGGTGGTGCCTGTGGCTCCCTTGGCCATGGCTCAGAACATGGAAGAGGTCAACGCCATCATGCAGTACGCACAGCTGGTGCCCAACTTCGGCACAGATGGCGCGCTGGCGCTCAAGAACGATGTGCTGGTGGACTACCTGGCAGACAAGCTCGGTGTGCCTGCAGCTGTCAGAAACACCAAGGAAGAGCGTGCTGTGCTCATGGAAGAGATGCAACAGCAGCAGGCCGTGGCTGCCATGGCACAAGCCCAAGCCATGCAAGCCATGGGTGGTGGTGGACAAGCGCCAGCACCAGCACCTGAAGGGATGCCAGCATGAGCGGATGGGATGATCTCGAGAACGAACCGTCAGACATCCGCGATGTGACCCAGCAACGAGAAGACCTGGCACGACTGTGCCTGCGTGTCTTTGGATCTGAGGACGGCAAAAAGATGCTGGCCTGGTTGCGCGACATGTATGTGAATGTGCCTATCGCCGTGCCAGGCACAGACCCGTCCCATGCGTTCTTTGCTGAAGGGCAGAGGACCGTGGTGCGGGACATTGAGGCGCGGATTCAACAAGCAAGGAAACTATGAGCGACACAAATGACCAACCCAGTGGCAACACTGGCCTACTGGACAGCGCAACGATTGATGATCCCAATTCACAAACACCAGCTGACCAGCAAAAGGTAGAGATCGACCACAAAAACGCAGCCGACCCAGCTGCTGCTGCCAGCAACACTGGAGCGCCTAAGACGCGCCCAGACTACCTGCCTGAGAACTTCTGGAACTCCGAGAAGGGTGAACCAGACCTCGAGGGCATGGCCAAATCATGGCGAGATCTGCGCGCCAAGATCAGCCAAGGAAAGCACAACGCGCCAGCTGATGGCAAATATGATGTCAGCAAGTTTGGCGAGGGTGCAGAAGACAACCCCATGGCCAACACCATCACCAGCTGGGCCAAGGACAACGGGCTGTCACAAGCTCAGTTTGATGACCTGGTGGACAAGCTCCAAACCAATGCCAAAGAGATGATGGCCGGCGAGATGATCGATCCTGCCGCAGAGGTCGCACAGCTCGGCCCCAATGGCCAGGCTGTCATCAACGGCATGGTTGATTGGGCGCGTGGCCTGGTTAATAAGGGTGTGTGGAGCAAGGATGATTTTGAAGAGTTTAAGATCATGGGTGGCACAGCCCGTGGCCTGACTGCTTTGATGAAGATCCGCGAGGCCTACGAGGGCCGTGTGCCAATCGAGTCTGCACCTGTTGATGGTGCTCCATCAAAAGAGGAGCTCTACCAAATGGTGGGGGATCCTAAGTACCAAACCGATCCCGCCTACAGACAAAAAGTGGAGCGTCTGTTTCAGCAGTACGCCCAATAACAAATCTCCTGAAGAGGGTCTGCCGAAAGGCAGTTGCCATTTGACCCAGCCTTGTGCTGGGTCTTTTTTTGTACAGTTCACAAACCCCCCTATTGCACAATGTTGTTTTTGCCCTACAATTTGCACAAGGCCCACAGCAATGTGACCCTTGCCGCAGCGGATGCTGACGAGTGGCTGGCGCAACCAGCAAGCAAATGGCCCAGGCATCTGGCTCACCAGTGCGCTAACCCTGTTCAACTAACCATCGAGGTATCCAAATGAGCGTTTCTCTCTCTAACGCCTTTGTGACGCTATTTGATGCTGAAGTGAAACAAGCCTACCAGGGCAAAGCAATGCTGGTGGGTGCTGTTCGTCAGCGTCGTGGTGTCGAAGGCTCCACTGTCAAATTCCCCAAAGTCGGTCGCGGCGTAGCTACTGCTCGCGTCACTCAGACCGATGTCACACCCATGAACGTGGGTTTCTCAACCGTGACTGCAACCCTTGGCGATTGGAATGCCGCTGAATACAGCGACATCTTCAGCCAGGCCAAAGTCAACTTCGATGAGCGCAGCGAGCTTGTGCAAGTTGTTGGTAACGCAATCGGTCGCCGTCAAGACCAAATCATTCTTGACGCACTGGCTGCCGCATCTGGCACCGGCACCGTGGCAAACAGCATTGGTGGTGCAAACACCAACATGAACATTGCCAAGCTGCGTGAGGCTGCCAAGATCCTCAATACGAAGAACGTGCCATCCGAAGGCCGCCACATCCTCATCCATGCCAATTCTTTGGCTTCGATGTTGGAACAGACTTCGGTGACCAGCTCTGACTTCAACACCGTCAAGGCTTTGGTCCAAGGCGAGATCAACCAGTTCATGGGCTTCACATTCCATGTGTTGGGTGACCGTGCCGAAGGTGGCTTGCCCATCGACGGTTCTAGCGACCGCACCTTGTACGCCTTCCACCGCGACGCCATTGGCTACGCAGAAGGCATCGCTCCCAAGACCGAGATCAACTACATCCCCGAGAAGACCAGCTGGCTTGTCAACGCCCTGTTCTCTGCCGGTGCTGTGGCTATCGACGCCGAGGGTATCGTTAAAATCACTGCCCGCGACACTGCGGCTGCAGCCTAATTAGGAGGGTCTGAAAATGGCTTTTGATGCAGCAGGCTTAAATGCCGCAGGTGGACAGTCCAAAGCGGGCAATGCCCCACAAATGTGGACCTACACCACCACCGACGCCGCCGCTACGGTTGACACCAGCGGTTACTTCAACAGCATCGCTTCCATCCTGAAGGTTGGCGATCTCATCTATCGTGTTACCACCAGCTCTGGCTCTGTGTCTACTGCTGGCTTCCACGTTGTGATGTCGATCTCCGCTGCCGGCGTGGTGGACGTTGCTGACGCACAGGCCGTCAACACCGGCACCAACACCGACTAATCGCAGTCGGCACAAAGCGGGCCAGCCACTGAGCAATCGGAGGCTGGCCCTTCTCACATTAAGAGGTTCATATGGCTGCAGGCGACACCGCTATCTCAATCTGCTCAGATGCCCTGCTCTTACTGGGTGCAAAAGCCATCACTTCGTTCAACGATGGCACCGATGAGAGCTCGATCTGCGACCGTCTGTACCCAGACATCCGCGACTCCACCCTGGTCATGTACCCGTGGAGTTTTGCCGTTAAGAAGACATCACTGTCTCGCTTACTGACCGCACCCACCAGCGTATGGGAATACGCCTACCAGCTGCCTGGTGACCGTTTGGCTGGCCCCCGTGCCGTGTATGACACAGCTGCTGTTGGTGCAACACCACGCAAGGATTGGGAGATCCAGGGCGACCAACTGTTGACCAACCTGCCAGCTGTCTATATCGACTACCAGTACAGCGTTGGCGAGTTCGCCATGCCCCAATACTTTGTGCAGCTGATGAAGTACATGGTAGCTTGGCATGTGGCCGAGGCCATCACAGAACAGCAAGACAAGTCTGCCAAGTGGCAGCGTGTGGCTGTTGGCGATCCTGCAGAAAATGGTCGCGGTGGATTCTTCAGACAGGCCTGCCAAATTGACGGGCAGAGCAACCAGATCCGCATCATTGATGACTACACATTGATCGCAGTGAGGAACTGATGCCACGTTTTGTTGACATCCAAAGCAACTTCAGCACGGGCGAGCTCGACCCATTGTTGCGTGCGCGTGTTGATTTGCAGCAGTACAACAACGCGCTGGCCAAGGCCACCAATGTGCTCATCCAGCCACAAGGCGGCCTGCGTCGCAGACCTGGAACCAAGCACATCCTAGAGCTACCCAACAGCAGCACACCAAGCGCAGGCAATGGCGTGCGCCTGGTCCCATTCCAGTTCTCTGTTGATGACAGCTACATGCTGTGCTTCACCCACAATCGCATGTACGTTGTAAAGAACGGCGTGGTGCAGACCAACATCAATGGCAGTGGCAACAACTACCTGACCACCACCATTGGCTCCAGCATTGTGGATGACATGTGCTGGACACAGTCTGCTGACACTCTGATCGTGGTGCATCCTGACCTGCAGCCAGTGCGAATCACGCGCACCAGCGACACAGCATGGACCGCCACCTCGATCACCTTTGACAGCATCCCAAAGTACGCATTCACGATTACCGTCACAACGCCAACATCTGGCCACCTGACGCCAAGTGCTGTGTCTGGCAACGTGACGTTGACTTCACAGAACTCTGCTTTCTCTGCCTCTAGCGTCAACCAGTACATCAATGCCAGCCCACAGGGCCGCGCTCGGATTGTTGAGTATGTCAGCGCCACAAGCGTTAAAGCGATCACCGAATATCCATTCTTTGACACCAGCAACATTGCCCAAGGCAACTGGGAGATCGAAAGCGGATACGAGGATGTGTGGAGTTCTGGCAAGGGTTGGCCACGCACCGTCACCTTCCATGAAGGTCGCCTCTACTTTGGTGGCAGCAAGTCGCGTCCATCAACTATCTGGGGCAGCAAGATTGGTTTGTTCTTTGACTTTGTGCCAACAGAGTCGCTGGATGACGATGCCGTCGAGGCAACGCTGGATACCAACGAGCTGAACGTCATCACCGACATCATCAGCTCGCGTGACTTTCAAGTGTTTACTACCGGCGGCGAGTTCTACGTCCCGCAGCAGGGCACCGATCCCATCACACCGCTGACCTTCACATTCAAGAATGTCAGCCGCAATGGCATCAAGCCTGGCACCCGTGTGCAGTCTGTGGAATCTGGCTCCATGTTCATTCAGCGCCAAGGCAAGTCACTCAACGAGTTTGTGTTCGCTGACACACAGCTGACCTACATCACGCAGCGCATCTCGCTGCTGTCTGGCCACCTACTCAAGGGGCCGCAGCGCATTGCCATGCGTCGTGCATCAAGCACAGAAGAGGCAGACCTGTTGCTGATGACAAACACCAATGATGGCAGCATGGCTGTGTTCTCGATCATGCGCTCACAGCAGATCACAGCGCCGTCAGAGTTCACCACAGATGGCGAGTTCATCGACGTTGGTGTGGATGTCACAGACATCTACTGCGTGACAAAGCGTGTGTTCAATGGCACCACCCGCTACTTCATTGAGCGATTCATGGACACGCTGTACACCGACTGTGCATTCACCGGTGGTGCAGCGGCAAGCGCCAGCAGTCTGCCTCACATCGCCAAAGCGCTCAACGTGATCTGCGACGGTGTGCCACAAAGCAACGAGACAGTGAGCGGTGGTGGCTCTGTCACCTTTGATCGCGCCAGCACAAGCAGCTATGAGGTTGGTCTGCCAATCACCGTGTACGTCAAGACAATGCCTGCAGAGATCCAGCTGCAGACAGGCTCACGCATCAGCTTCAAGAAGCGCATTGTGGAGATCAATGCCGTGGTGAAAAACACACAGCACATGATCGTTAACAACCAGCCTGTGGCATTCAGGCTATTCGACAACCCATTGTTAGATGATCCAGAACCAGAGTTCACCGGCATCAAGCGCATCAATGGTGTGCTTGGGTACAGCCGTGAGCAAGCCATTGAGGTATCGCAAAACCTGCCTCTCAAGCTGACCTTGTTGGGTCTTGACTACCGCATCGCGGTCCATTCGGGGACATAACCATGGCAGTAACACCTGACCAAATGAATGCTGGCTCTGGACTATTGTTGTCCTATGCGTCTGCAGAGTACCAAAAGGCTGCAGGCATCCAAGAGCAAACGAGCTACCTGCTCAAGGCCCGCGACACACTGGCGGTGGCCGAAGTGCGCGCAGACATGGACACGCAGTATTCGGAGATCCAAGCTGGCCGCATGATGAAGAAGGCCGAGGTCGAGGCCCGCAACTGGCAGATCCAAGGCAACGTGCTACTGAAGAACATGAGGGCCACCAACGCTACTATGCGTGCGCGTGCAGCTGCCAGCGGCGTAGTGGTGGGCGAAGGATCCAACCTTGGTGTGCAGCAGCAGAACGTGGCAGCCACCATGCGCGACCTGGCAGTGACAGACTTCAATGCGCTGTCTGCCAAGGTGCTGGGCTTTGAAGATGCCACAGCGTTGCTGCAATCCACTCAGCTGCAGAACACACTGAACCTATACTCAGCCAAGCGCCAAGCTGGCCAGTACGAGCAAGCAGGCACAGCAAGCGCAAGCCGTGGCGGCATGTTGTCCAACATCACTCTGGCCAAGGGTGGTTTGGAGTTTGCCAAGGTCTACAAACCATAAGGAAAGCACATGGCAACACAACGCATTGAATCAGGCCAAGTGCAACTGCGATCTGCAGGCGGTGTGCCCATGCAGCAGATCAACCAGCCAGCGGTCAACTTTGTGGGTGGCCAAGCCCAGGCTCAGACATCCAGCTCGCTGGCGCAGGTGCTCGACCGCATGAGCGGCGTGCTATATGAGGAGGCCGGCAAGCAAGCTGTTGAGCGTGCCAAGGTGGACTACTTCAACAACTACCGCGTGAGCGACGAGCAGATCCAGATGGCCAAGAACGGCGATCCAGCTGCAATGGAAGCGCTCAAGCTGGGTGGCAACTTCAATGTGTACGACGTTGCGATGCGTAAGCTCCGCACGTTTGACCTGTCTGGCCGCTTTGAGATCCACGCAGATAACGAGTTCCAAAAGGTGCTGGTTGATGTGGAGAACAACCGCATCACATCCAAGCAGGCTGCAGACAAGATGGGCAACGTGACCCAGGGCTTTATCCGCTCACTGGCCACACAAGATCCAGAAGCAGCGATCAAGTTCCAGAACACTATTGGCATGCGTGCCAGCGTGATCATGGGCAAGGCCTATGAGCTCGAGGCCAAGCGCCAGCGTGAGATGGACACAGCTGAGTTGCGGTTGGCTCTGGACAACGACATGAACCGGCTCGAGCCGACACTCGACCAGGTCAGCTACGTCAATGCCGCTGGTGAGACACGGCCCATGACAGACCATGTGGACTCCACCATCAGCAGCATCTACCAGCGTGTGACGCCACGCCTTGGGCTGGCAGAGGCCGAGCGCATGGTGACCGAGTACCGCAAGAAGGCCAAAGAGGCCACCATTGGTGTGATCTCCAAGCATGTCACCGACACCGAGTTTGCGCCTGACGCCATGACCGCCATTGCCAAGCTGGACAAGGGTGATGCCGGCAAGATGACACCGCTGTGGAATGCCATCAACTTTGAGGACAAGGCCAAGATCCGCAGCAACCTGCGAACCATCCAGGTTGAACGTCAGGCCACTAAGGATCAGGCCGAAAAGGACGAGCTCAAGGTAGACACCGTGCGTGTGGCCGAGCTGCAGTCCGAGTTCTTCCGCTCTGGCAGCAAGTCTGCACTGACTGAGCTGCGTGCCATCAGCATCCGCAACCCCAAGGCGATCACACCAGAGTCGGTGTTTGACCTGCCCAAGAAGAGAAGTGAGGGCGAGCTAACAAACCCACGCGCTGAGTTTGTGCTCAAGAACGAGATCTTGCAGGGCCTGCACCCAGATGCTGCATCCATTGAGCGCCGTGGCAAGGAGCTCGGCATTGGATACAAGCGACTGAGCGAAAGCATCCTGCCCTTCCAGATCACACGCAACAACGAGGAAGAGCGAGACATCGAGCGCATGTTCCGCACCGAGTCCAAGATCGTGCCTGGCCAGTTCAACATCAGCCAGAAACAGAACTCTGCCTATTCAGCGCTGACCACCAAGTTCGCCAAGGAATACCAGCAGCAAGTGGCCGAGGCGCAAGCCAAGAACCTGCCAATGCCAACGCGCACCCAGGTCGCACAGCAGGTAATCACCAAGCGTCAGACCAGCGAGCAGAGCAAGGCGATCAACACCAACCTGCAGGCGCTCAACGATCAGTTTGGTGTGTCGGGCACTATCCGCAAGACAGGCATTGTGTTCACAGAAGAATCTGATTATGCGGATATCTCAAGCCAAGCAAGTAGACTCGGATTGAAGCCAGAAGACCTGTCGAGCATTCAGCAACGTCTGCGACTGATCAAGCAACAACGTGATGCATTGGACGCGCAATGAGTGAATTTGACCAAAGCTATTTGAACTACAGCCTGGAGCGCGACTACCCTGCCGCGCCCAGACAAGACTCGATCAAACCTATTGAGCAGACCAACTTTGAAAAGGCGCTGCAGGCAACCGGCATTGGCCTAGAGCAAGCTGGTCGCTTTCTGGATAGCCTTGGCCAAGTTGAGGTTCCACTGCTTGGCAAGGTCAGCCTGGCTGATTTTGTCCCGTTTGTCGGCAGTGCCAAAGAAGGATCACGCAGCGTGCTTGCACCAGCTGATTGGCAGGGCACACCAATGGCGCTGCAGCAGGCCGGCACTGGTCAATCACTGACCCGTGGCACAGGCTTTGCGCGTCAGATGACAGAGGACGCCAAGCTGGCAACCATGGATGTGGCCACCAACATCGTGCCGGTTGCCAAAGCTATCGGTAAGACAGGTAAGGCGCTCGCTCCAAAGGCTGGTGAGATGGTGCTTGATAGCATGAGCAAGCTGGGCACGCCAACACAGATGAACATCGTGCCAACTGGCCCCAACCTGGTCAGCACACGCTTGCCAACCGCAGTGAAGGCCACAGAAGACCCATTGACCAGCAATCTGGTCATCGACTTACAAGCCACCAAAACAGACCCAGTGGCCTTTAATCACAACATTGGCTTGATCAAGCAGTATCCAAACTTTGCATCAAAAGCTCGCAACCCAGACAAACAAGCTGAAGACTTCATCAATTCGGTGAAGGACAACTTGCTCTACTTGCATGACGCTGTGCCAGAGGGTACGCGCCAGCGCAGCAAGCTCTGGTACGACGGTGCCCGCAGCATCGTGGATCGCTGGACGGTGGACTACAACATGCCAGACCAGGCTATCTCTGGCGTGCTCGCCGTGCTGTCGCCACAGAAGGATTGGTTCATGAATGTGAGCCTGGGCCAGCGCGTTCTCGACATCATGACCACCAAGCAGTCAACCAAGTGGGATGGCGCGATGGATGAGATGGCCAAGGTCATTTGGTCAAAGCCGCAGTATGCGCCAATGGTTGACGCGATTCGCGGCAAAACGCTGGCGCAGATCACTGACCCTGGTTTAAAGGCTATGTGGCTACGCACCTATGACCAGGCGCATTTGCCACGCGAGCATCAGATCGTCAGCCCAGAAGGTGACTTTGTTGGTGTTCGCATGAATTCTGATGGCAAGACGCCAACCAAGACTGGCTGGGGATCACTCAACGAAATAGGCAAAGCGGTGGTGATTCTGGAAGACCCTTCACGGGCAACTATCAGCAACAGTTTGGGCGACATGCATAAGGTGCGTAACTTCTACAACAACATTTACGCACCTAACGACCCGTCTGGAGCGGTGACCATTGACACCCATGCGGTGGCTGCTGGCCTGCTGCGCCCGTTGTCTGGCAACAGCCGTGAGGTGATGCACAACTTCGGCTCAAACGTGACTGGCGAAGTCGGCCCAAAGAACAGCTCTGTCACTGGTGTGCAAGGCACATACGGCTTGTATGCCGAAGCCTACCGACGCGCAGCTCAAGAGCGCGGCATCCTGCCCCGCGAGATGCAGTCGATCACCTGGGAAGCGGTGCGTGGGCTGTTTCCTGACACATTCAAAAGCCAGGCTAAAAACGTGGAACAGGTGGACAACATCTGGCTAAAATATCGCAAAGGTCAACTTTCACTCGACGAGGCACGCAATGAAGTCATCAGATCAGCAGGTGGAATCAACGCCCCAGAGTGGGAGCGAGCAGGACTTCGTTCTGAATCTACTCAAGCAATTCAACCTGCCGGTAAACAGGGAGAACTACTTGGGGCTGGCGTACCCAGAGGGACTACCGAAGGGGTGGGGAGCGGAGAACGAAATGGAACTGCCGCAGGAGCTGCGCCAAGCGTAAAACGGGGCCGCAGCGCTCCACAACAAGGAGCAAAATAAATGGCCATCCAACCTCTCGAGCAACGCCTGGACAGCATGGTCGCGCCTCCTGACGCGACAGAAGTCCAACCATCTCTACCAGCTACACCAGAGCAAGGCGCACCTGATCTGCCACAAGAAGATGTGCAGGTTGCCGCACTCGGTGAAAAGCTCACCATGGGTGTGCTCAAAGGACTGACAAAGAAGGGCGCACGCGCAGTCAAAGAACCAAAGCTGCTGGATGACATCCTGACGCCCACACCAGCTGGCGCGACAAAGCCTGTGGCAACGCCTGTTGCGCCTGCACCTGCGCCAGCAGCAACCGTCACCATCACCAAGCCACGGCCTGTTGATGTGACAGACCTGAACAAGATCGCAGCAGACCGACAAACTGCGATTGACGCTGGCACCGCACAGCTCAAGCCACCAGAGACACCCATCTCGAGCGCATGGACAGACAACGACGGTCTGGCCGCAACTATCCAAGCAGCTGGTGACAGGTTTGCCAAGCAAGACCCAAGCATGTCTCTGCGCTCGATCTACACCAGCGCCATCAATGCTGGTGTGCCAGAGCAGTTCCTGAAGACAGCGCTGGCAGGCGAACCCATGGAGGCCACTGTTGGTGGCAGCCAGCTGGCCAAGCGCCTGGCTGGTGCTGTGGTGGTTCACGACGAGAGCGCCAAGCGCCTGGATGACATGTTTGCCCAGATGGCAGCTGGCACCTTGGACGAGCAAGGCAAGCTCAACCTGCGCCTGCAGTTGGCCCAGCACAAGATCCTGGTTGACCAGCTCAAGGGCATCCAGACCGATGTGGCCCGCTCACTCAACGTGTTCAAGCGCGTGAAGGACAAGGGACCAGGCTTGGACACCAGAGACATCCGCGCTGCGCTGGACGAGCTCGGTGCCAATCAGTCTGACCAGGTGCTGTTCCAGCTGGCCACCGACTACATCAACACCCCGACCCGTGCTGGCAAGAACCGCATCATCGAGGCTGGCTTGGGTGCCAAGCTGCGCGATGTGTGGTTCCACACCTACCAGGCCAACCTGCTCAACGATCCGCAGACACACGCCTACAACGTGGTTGGCAGCGGTGTGTTTGGCGCGCTGGCTCCTGTCGAGCGCACCGTGGCTGCAGGCATTGGCAAGATCCGCACAATGGTGCCAGGCTCCAACCCAGACCGCTACATGCTGGATGACATCCAGGCTGGTTTGTCTGGTTTGAAGAACGGCATTCTGGATGGCTGGGAGCTGGCCAAGGAAGCGATCAAGCAGGGCGGTGAGTCCAAGATGACAGACGCTGGCAAGGTGCTCAACCCTGTCAGCTCTGAGTACCTGTCAGACACGCCACTGCGTTTGTTTGGCAAAGAGGTTTACCGCACACCAGACCTGCGCGACACATGGATGGGCCGCGCCATTGATGGCCTGGGCTTTGTGCAAGACATCATGTCGTTCAAACCCATCGCTGCAGCTGACGAGTTTGTTGGTGCCATCGCTGGCCGCTACCAGCTGCATGAGGAGGCATGGCGCTTTGCCAACAAAGAGTATGACCGACTGATCGCCAACGGCATGGATGAAGCTGCAGCCAAGGCAGAGGTCGAGGGCAAGGTCACACAGCTGCTGTCTGAGCGCCCCCGTGAGATGCAGGAAAGCATCGATGGTCTGCGCCGCATGGTGACGCTGCAGGAGAACATCAGCAAAGAGGGTGTGCTGGGCGAAACCTATTGGTGGAGCAACCAGATCCTGAACCTTGCACCCGTCAAAGTGGTGGTGCCATTTGCCAAGACGGTGACCAACCTCTTCATCGAAGGGTCGAGCTATATCCCTCTGCTCAACACTTTGTCGCCACGGTTCTATGACTTGTGGAGCAAGGGTGGTCGCCACCGCGATGTGGCCATTGCCCGCCTGTCTATGGGTGGCACGGCCATCACTGGGGCTGCGATGTTGAACCTGGATAACCGCATTACCGGCTCTGGCCCATCGCAGACAGAAGATCGCAAGTCGCTCGAGGCAATGGGCTGGCAGCCCTACTCTATGGTGTTCGACAAGGGCGAGATTAGCGAGCAGAACATCGAGCGCTTGAACGCCATCACCAAGGTGGCTGTTGGACCCGACAAGGTGTATGTCAGCTATGCCAGGTTTGACCCCATCAGCATGATCTTGTCAATGGGCGCTGACATGGGTGATGCTGCCAAGTTTGACCGCCACCCAGACCGTGAGGATTGGCAGGTCATGGCCATGGCTGGCATGACAGCAACCGGCGAGTACATGAGCAACTTGCCACTGATGCAGGGCTTGGGTGAGATGATGGCCATCGCTCGCTCACGCCAGCAGGACACTGGCGAGAAGATGGTGCAGATCTTTGACTCTCTGGCAAAGCAATACGCCAACTTCTTGTACACCGGCACGCCTGGGCTGGGCATGAGCAACAGCACGTTCATGGCGCACATCGAGCGCATGGTTGACCCAACTAAGTCAAACACCAAGTCGCCAGAGATGAACACGCCACCTGGACTGCGTGCGTTCTACGAGGCACGCCAGCGCGTCATGTCACGCATCCCTGGCCTGTCTGAGAACGTGCCACCCATGCTGGACAACCTGGGCCGCGAGGTCAAAGTACACAACCGTGGCCTCGACTACTGGGCCAACTGGGCACCTGTCGTGCAGGCAACAGAGGGCAAGCGCTCAGAGGTGGACGAGATCCTGGCCAGCATCAACTTTGGCATCGCCAACCCATCAGAGACATGGGACGGTGTGCGTTTGTCTGCTGGCCAGATCAATCGGTTCAAGCGCCTGTATGGCCAGGAGATCCTGGACGATGGCATGAACCTCGAGCAGCGTATCCCCTACGAGCTCAAGCAAGCAGAGATCGATGCAGGTGTCACTGGTGAACCACTGCTGACCGGTGACAAGCAAAAGCTAATCATGTCCATCGTCAGCAAGTACCGCGAGATGGCCAAGGCAAGAATGATCGGTGACCCAGATGGCAATGCTGATGAGGGTGGTGTCGTGGAGTACCCAGACCTGTCTGCAGCAATGCGTCGCAACCGAGATATTTCAAGGACATACGGGCGATAAAACCGTACAATTTTCAACAGGAAGGAATGAATCATGGGCGTGCCAATCAGTAATGTGACCCGTCGGGTGGTGTATGCAGCCAGTGGCACTGGCCCGTACAACTTCACCTTCGAGATCCTGGCAAACACAGACATCGCTGTCTACAAGGACGATACGCTGCTGACGTTGACCACCGACTACACGGTGACCATCAATGCCAACGGCACCGGCAGCATCACGCTGACCGCATCGCCAACAGGTGCAACTCAGATCGCCATCGTTGGCAATCGCACCATCCAGCGCACCAGCGACTTTGTGACAGGCGGCGACTTCTTTGCCAACACGGTCAACGACGAGCTCGACCAGCTGACCATCTTTGCACAGCAAAATGCTGAAGGTTTGCAGCGTGCGTTGCAAGCACCGCAGACAGACCCGACTAGCATCAACATGATCTTGCCTCGCGCAGCAACACGCGCAAACAAGACGCTGGCCTTTGACTCCAACGGCAACCCCACCACTGGCGTGAGCGCATCTGACGTGGCCAACGCTGTGACCTATGCGACCAACGCAGCCAACAGCGCAACTGCTGCTGCGTCATCTGCCAGCGCTGCGTCAAGCTCTGCGTCAACTGCAAGCACCAAAGCGTCTGAGGCTTCGACATCGGCCACCAATGCGGCCAGCTCTGCATCAAGCGCCAGCACATCTGCGTCAAACGCTTCCAGCTCTGCGTCTGCTGCCAGCACTTCGGCCAGCAACGCGAGCACTTCAGCAACCAACGCTGCGAGCAGCGCATCATCGGCCAGCACCAGCGCCAGCACTGCGACAACCCAGGCGACCAATGCAGCAAGCAGCGCGTCTGCTGCAGCCACAAGTGCAACAAACGCAGCAAGTTCGGCATCAACTGCCAGCACGCAGGCGACCAATGCCAGCAACTCTGCAACCGCAGCAGCCGCCTCTGCAGCAGCTGCAGCTGCTTCGTATGACAGCTTTGATGACCGCTACTTGGGCACCAAGTCATCGGCCCCCACGCTGGACAATGACGGCAATGCCCTGGTGACTGGTGCTCTGTACTACAACACCACCACCCAGGTGATGAACGTCTACGACGGTGCGAACTGGATCGCTGCCACTGCCGCTGGCACTGCTGCGATGACTCGCTACCGCTATGTGGCCACTGCTGGCCAGACCACCTTCAGCGGCACTGATGCCAACGCGCTGACTCTGAGCTACACCGCGAACAACATCATCGTGGCTCGCAACGGTTCAATGCTCGACCCATCTGAGTACACCGCGACCAACGGCACAAGCGTTGTGTTGACCGTGGCTGCTGCGTTGAATGACGTGGTGGACATCATCGCCTTCAAGTCATTCACTGTCGCAAGCGTTGACGGTCAGAACTTGGTCAATGCGTCTGTCACATCAGCAAAGCTAGTGGACGGTGCAGCGACTGGTGCAAAGCTAGGCTCTGATGTTGTTGTGACATCTGGCTCGCAGACTGTTGGTGGCGTCAAGACATTCAGCAGCCAGCCAGTAATGAGCGCTGGCGTGAGCCTTGGGTCAAACGGACAGATTGTTTTTCCAGCTACTCAAAACGCATCATCTGACGCAAACACGCTGGATGATTATGAGGAAGGGACTTGGACAGTAACGGCTACACCAAGCACAAGCGGCAGCATTACTTTAAGCAGCAGCGTCAACACAGGCTCTTATACAAAAGTAGGCCGTATGGTATCTGTGATGGCAGGGCTGAATGTTTCATCCGTTTCAAGTCCAGTAGGAAAGATTAGCCTTAACTTGCCATTCCCGCCTGCAAATGGAAGTCAGCGTGATGGATGGGGTGCGCCATCAATAATGATTAACAACACAACTAGTGCTGGATTAAGCACATTTATCGCTCTTTTAGAACAAGGGTCTAACGTAATCGGAATTTATTTAGGCACAGGAACATCAGTAAGCGCTACATCTGCTCAACAGATGAATTCCAGCACAGAAATATTTTTCACATTGACTTACAAAACTTAACCCATAGTCAAACCAGATTAGTTTGACCAGACACAAAGGAAACAAAAATGTCACTCACAAAAACCACCGCAGTAGATCAGATCACCGTCACCGAGAACGGCATCGTTCTATACCGTGAAGCAACACGCATCATGGAAGACGGTAACGAGAT